AATGTATATAGGTACACATTATTTTCGTTTTCCCCCATTTTATACTTGACATTTTATTATATTTATGGTTTTAAATATTTGATATTTATTTTAATTAATTGACGAAATATCTATTGACGAATAAACAACTAAATGTTATAATATAATTAAGTTAAGAAAACAAATTATTAGGAGGAAATAACAATGAATAAATATATTAAATTAATGATCGAGGAAGAACTATTAAATAAATTTAATTTAGAGGTTTGCAGTTATGAAGATAAAGGCGATATGTCTTATATTTATACTCACGAATTATTCGAACCATTATATGTAATAGTATCTCATAATTCTATAATAATAAACAATAGAAAAAACGAATATTATTTATCAATAAATCTATTGACGAATTAACAACTAAATGATATAATAATTATAGGTTAAGAAAACAACTAAAACAATCATAAAGGGGATTAAACAAAATGTCAATTTACACAATGGGAATCGTAGTATTAACTTTCATAGCAATCGTAGGAATGATTTTAGGATCAGTAAAAGAAACATCAAATAATGTCAAAGCAACAACTTCGCAAGTAATGCAAATGAATGAATTAGCTGATAAGAAAGAAGAACTTAAAGAAATCAAAAAACTTATCAAAATAAAACAACAAGAATTAGAAAATTTAGTATATGCAACTGAACAAGCTAAACGTCGCACAGTAACAAACTTAACATTAGAACAAGAAGAAGCAATTGATAAATATGAATCAATGGGAATTAGATTACCGATTGACATTATCGAAGAACTGTCTTATTCTAATAATGTAACATACAATTCAGCAATGTCTTTCATTGAATCACAACGTAAAGTATGGAAAGCTCAATTCTCAATTACAATGACTAAGGGGATGATGTAAATGAACAATAATAATTATGATCAATTTGATGTATTTATTCAAAACGAACTACATAAAGGTAACAAGTTAAAAAACTTGGAATTAGCTGAAAAAAGAGCAATGCGTAAAGCATATTGTAAAGCTAACAACATTGAGTTCGAAGAACTACCAACAATGCAAGAAAATCTATCAAGTGGTTCTTTAAAGATTATAGTATTCGTAATGTGGTTATTCATAGCAGGAACAATAATATCAGCATTTATTGGTGAAGGGAACTTCTTAACAAATTTCATGAAAGTGTGGTTTTAATAATGGATCATTTAACATATGCAGAAGCTTTATTGGAAATTAATCGACAATATAGAGAAGGAGACATTGACTTTGATTTATCTTGCAAACTAACTAATTTCTGCGAACAACTACATATATTATGGAAAGAAAAGGTGAACAAGTAATGGAAAAGATAACTAGAAACGATTCAAGATTCTTACCTAAGTTTTCTATTAACAGAAAAGTAAATTACATAAATGATTCTTCACTATCAAACTTAATTAAAAGAGCAGATGAAATGTGTGATAAATATGGTTTAGAGTATGAATCTAGAATATATAAAGTAACAGAATTATACAGTTACGATGAAATGAACAATTCAGCAGTTCGTCTTAAATCAGGTAAAACAAGATACAAAGGAACTAAATCAGAACACAAAGAATTCTATGAAGTTAAATTAATAAAGGTTGGTGCTTAATAATGATAACAATAGAATACAATTCATATGGAAGTTTAGATATTAAATCACAATCATTCACAGGTGATAACTGTTTCGACGATTTCTTATACTGGTTCTTCAAAAATGATATTAGAGATTATAAGTTCACAAAAGGTAAAGAATACATTCTTGGTGAAATAAAACAAAAAGGTATAAACAATAACTAAGCCCTCCAATTAAGGAAGGCTTTTTTTTCTTTGTCTTTTAAATCTTTTAATTCTTTTAACTTTATTTTGAAGTCTTTCATTATTGCACACCCATCTTTTTAAACATTTCATAACTAGTTTGTCTAACAATTTGATTATCAAACATTAATAATCCTTTTTTAAACGCTCTTACAATCTTATCTAGATAGTATTCACTTCTATAATTATTAACAAGCATTCTATTCTCACTCATATCATCTTTAGTTAATGCAAATGTTTTCTTAGAACTAGGATCATAGTCTTGTGATAAGAACATGAAGTCGCTCTTAGTGTCAACCCACATACCCATTGTAAAACCTTTATAAACAATATTACAGAAGTGTACAGATGTCTTAGCTCTCTTCATAATAAATGTATCAACATCATGAGTGAATTCGTTATCCAAACTCATGCGTCCATATTCCAATTCACTAATCATAGCACCAAATCTCGTCTTAATTCTTTCCTCTTTGAAGTCTCTACCATCAGGTATTTCAAGAACAGCATGTTTATATTTATAGAATCTCTTAAACTTACCTGTCTCTCTATCTGGTTCAGGAAGTATATTAAAGTATAAGAACCAAGGATTAACAACTGACACCGAGTTACTCAAACATACACATCTAAAGTTATCTCGGTTACGAATTACAGTATCTATAATATTAAGTAGTGCTTCCACACAGTTAGGCGGATATCCTACATTATCCTTTTCACGTATAAATTCATCAAATAGAATTGTTTCAACATTAGGGAATGAGTTACCTTTAAAACTTTGCCACGCACTCAACGGTACAGCAAAACCAGCTAATTGACCATTTATATAAAACTCTTTACCTTTAGTTTCAAATTTAGTATCAGGAAACTCCTGACTAACATCATTAAACAGTTGATCAACTTTCTTCAATTCTGTTTTATACATTCTCAAGTAAATAAATTGTGCTCCTGTTTTTAAGAATCTATTTATACAATATTTCTTCATTGCATATGTTTTACCTATACCCCTAGAAGCAATTGTGAAGTTCATGATTCTGTTATAGCTTAACAATTGTTGAGGGTTATAATATAAATCTTCTATTTTCTTTTTCTCTAACTTATTATTTATCTTTTCTTTCTGTTTTACATTCTGTTCTTTTTCAAATTCAAATAATGTTAAGTTTTCCATAACAGAATCAACCTCCACTTTATGATATTATTAAAGTTCTACGTTTTCCTATCAATCATTGTTTCACATGAAACATTATCAACCTTGTATATACTCATACCACCAACCTTTTTCATCAAACCAAGATGTAATCTTATCTAATTCTCCATTAGGTAATACATCAGTTTGCATAAAGGCAAGTCCTTCACTTGGATTTAAAATAATTCTACCCTTAATTCCAAGTTCATTCATTTTAATTGAAACTTCCTTAATTAAACTAGAACCCAATCCGCCACTTCTAACATATTGATATCCTTTAGGTGTTTGATCATCTTGACCAGTGAAGTAAGCTAGATTTTTACTACCAATCAATTGATTCAAATCGCATTTACCAATTCCCGGTGTGTGACCAGTTTCAGTGTATTGCCAAATATCACAAGGATATTTAGGTTTACTACCACCATATCGTGGAATCCATACAAAGTCAGATTGAACTTGACTCATACCAAAAGACTCATACATATGATGACCTACATATAAACCAACTTTCTTAGCACCTAATCTACGTAATTCATCAATGAAAGCTTGCGTTCCCGCTCTCATATCATCCATCGTTTTCACTTCAACATCTGCCACCCAAACGGTAGAGGATTTATCTCCACGATCCCAGAAATCTTGCGCTTCTTTCTTAGCATCATTAATAGAAACGAATCTACAAAAAGCATAGTTACCAAAAGGTATTCCTTTACGTTTCATATCAGCAACGTAACCATTATAACGAGGATCACGATAATTACTACCATCTTGAACACGAGCTATAATAAAATCAATATAAGGTTTAGCTGTGTCCCAATTGATATCACCATTCCATTTAGAAATATCTACAATATTACCCATATTATCTTTCCTCCATTTTCTCTATCGCTATTGTTAAATTGTTTACTGCGTCTTTTACACTATCCAAAGCACTAGTTACTTTTGTCATCATAAATACTGCTACAAATATTGGAAATCCGACTTGACTAATAAATGGGACTAATTGCTCCATTGAATACACCTACATTCTCTTATTCTTTTATTGTTTTAACTTTTAATATATTTATTTCTACTAAAATTCCAACCACTAACTTGATTACTTAACAACTGAGCTATATAATCATTAAGTTTTTTATTTTCTTTATCAGTTTCACCCGTATTATCTCCACCACAACTATTAATTGCGCCATTCCCAGTTGTGTAATATTGAATCATACTGGCATAATGAAAGTTTCCCCCGTTTACATATCTCCAAGGAACACCCAAAGCAACTGAAACTTCGTTAACGTAAGGTGTAGTTCTACCCGTTGTATTACCTAAACTAGGTGCAACAACTGTTCTTGAATATTCCATAGATAATTCAAGAGTATGTTTTTTACCTCTAGAACCAATAAACCTAGCATATCCTATACCATAGTTATACTGTTGAAATATAGTCCAAATATCGCAATCATATTGCTTCGAAGTTTCCATTGACTCTTTAAAGTGTTTTACACCTTGTCTAATACTTGTGGCAGGATCTTTAATTGTATTCATTGGTAAACCTGCGGACTCAGAACTCTGCATTGGGTCTCCACCAGCTCCACCAGATTCAACCATCATCAGTGCTAATAAAGGAATAGTTGCGTCAGGTATACCTTGAGCTGTACATTCGGCTCTCATTTGATTTTCATAACTTCTTACCTTATCATTAACTTTTTCATTTAATTGTAAAGTTCCATTGCCAACAGGAACAGAAGGAGCACAAGTCCCATTATCAATACCAGTTTGATCATCAGTTGATTTCCAAGCATAACCAAAATCAACTACAATTTCAGTGTCATTTATAAAGAAAGCATCCCAGTTATGAATAGCATTACTTTTATCAAATACAGCACCATTCATTACTTCAATATGCAAGTGATCACCAGTAGCAAAACCTGCTGTTCCTGTTTGACCACATTTTTCACCTTGTTTTCTTTTGTCGCCAACTTTATAATTACCATGATTGTTATCGTGCCAGAACATATAACACATTCTCTTCGTTCCAGAAGGTGTATTAACTTCGTCATCAGTAGCCCACATTGTACCAGCACTACCTTGATTAATTACTGTCATATCAGCAGGGGCATAATACCACGCTTGTCTAGTTCTTACACCAGCTTTTGTTAAATGTATATAATCTATCGCCTTAGCTTTACTATGTGAAAAGTCTCCTGATTCTCCTTGTGTAATATACATAACATCCATCGGGAACATGGAATTTTGCTTTCCATTTGCCCCGACAGATTTTTGACCTTCTTTCATTAAGCGTCAATAGCCTTTGTTAAGTTATTTTGATTGATATGAGTCTTAATAGGTCCATCAATTTTCACACCATCAGAAGGACAATCATATACATTATTAGAAGTAATAATTGTGTAAAGAGTATCAGTAGTGTAAATACCAAAACGTTTAGGATTAACAATAGTGTTACCATTCATAACGATCTTTCCACCCTTGATAATACGTAAACCATCCGAGTTTTCACCTCGAACAGTTTTTAAATAGTTATTCGTATAAGAACCATTTGTTGACTCTTCAGATCGTATTCCATAGAATTCACAGTCTTTAACTAAGTTACCATCAACAATAAATTCTTTAGCACCGAATAATTCTATACCATCTTTCGTATTCGTTTCAACATTATTTCCACTAATAATTACATTGTCAACACCAGCAACACGAATATTAGAGAAACGACTCTTATAAACTGTGTTACCTTTAATAACTAATTTATTACTTCTATAACCAGTTGCTCTACCTAATACACGGATACCATTTTCATAATCATTTTTAACACTATTACCTTCAATAATTGCATTCATTGTGTTGAAAACGTTAATACCAGCAAATTTAACATTAAATATTTTATTATTAGTAATAGTTAAATCTGTTTGAATAGCATTTTTTCCGTCACAGAAAATACCATTTAATTTAGAATATTGAATTGTGTTGTCAGCAATTAAGTTTCCTTTTTGATTATCAACAGGTGTATAACTTTCAACTAAGATCCCATTTGCAAATGAGCTTGTAATTGTATTTCCTACAACTCTAGTAAACTGACCACGAATCGTAAAACCACCTACACAAGATGTAGCTGAGTTATTAGAGAAATTCCAGAAGAAACAAGGTTCATGACAATCATAAGCATATTGCGGACAATCAACAACTTTATTTCCCGTAATATCACAAGCAAATGCCGGAATGAAGCCACCACCTGCAATAGCGTGACGTGAATTTCTAAAGAAGTTATCTCTTGCTGAACATTCTTTTGATGATAAGAAAGCAACACCATACCCACTTGTTCCAATCGTTCCACCCGGAGAAGTATTGTTGATAATATCTGATTTATAAACATGTGAGTTATAACAAGTTGTCATAACAACTCCACAATCTTCAGCACCATCAATAAAAACATTTTTAACTACAACTCTTTGTGCATTTTCAACAATAACACCATTGTGACCTTTTCCTTTACCACCCATAATGATATCTAAATCTTTAATTGTTACATCTTTCATTCCTCGCATACATTGAACTCTAGCGTTTTTAGTTTGATCATAACTAAAGTAAACTTCGCCTTGTAATTCAATATTTGAACCATCAAATGACTTCACTGTTACAATTTCACCTCTACGAGAACTAGGTGGTGCACCTTCAGCATAAGATTCATCACTTGTTATAATTAGTAGATCACCTATTAACAAAGCATCACAAGCAGGGGCTACAATTTTACTATCTCCTTGAGCAACACTTTGAGCTAAACCAATAGGTTCAGCAAGAGTTCCCTTTACATGGAATAATCCTTTTTGATATAATGTAGTAGCTGTTTCAATATTTTTACCATCAATAACAGTTTTACCTTTATAACCTCTAATAACTTTATTAGATGGAACATCAAAACCCTCAGACACAACATATTTAATCGGTTCAAACACAAGAGTAGAATTTTCATCTTTCTTTAACTCTTCAAAAGCTCTTTTCACTCGACCTGTATCATCAGTTTCATCTTCTAATTTTTTAAAATCTTTCACATAAACTGTTCCAACTTTATCTACTTTCATATTCATTACATCATTGTTGATTATTTCAGCAAGCGTTCCATCTTCTAACCATTCTTTAAGAACTTCAACAACTTTTTTCTTTAGAAGAGTGTTAATTACATAATCTTCAAAAATATGCCACTCATCACGTAACATATCAATCTTTTTATCTTGTTCATCTAGTCTTTCATTCTGCTGCAATACAACTTTATCTAACCAATCAACTAATTCATTGAAAGATATACCAAGATTATTTACATGTTCAATACATGTAATAAGTTGCTCATAAATGTTCATTGATTCATCAAAAGCACTAGGTAAATAACGTCTGTAAGGACTTGTTGGTAATAAACCAACTTTTCTAACATTACTCATCTCATCATTCCTTTCTAGTAAACCCACATAAATAATTTCTTTTCACATTCATCGTAAATTTCAGTTTCAATACTAAGGAATGTTTCACGATACTTTTGTAGCATTTCCGAGTATGTTTCAACACCGATTTTACCGACATAGTTTTCTTTTTCTAACATAATCTGATTAGTAGTTTGATCTAACTTAGAATTTCCTGTAACATCTTCATTCGAAGTACCATCTTTCGTGCCAGTAGAACTATTTGTTCCAGTAGCCTTACCAACATCATGAGATTCACCAGAAGCGGTTGTTTCACTATTGCTCTCATCATGAGTCTTCACCTTATCAATGGTATTATCTAAACTATTTTTCTTAGTAGATTCATCGATATGGATTTCATCGTTTGCATGATCTTTTCCAGTAACCTCATTGATCTTAGAAGCGTATCTAATAATTCCTTTACCATCTTCAGTTGTAATATCAAGTCTACCATCTGGTGTATCTTCATCTAAAGTTCTAGCAAAGCTAGTTCCATCATGAACATTTTGATTATTACCTTTTTTACTTCCAATATCTTCAATAGTTCTATCTGTAGTTGTATCATTCGTTCCATCTGAAGTAAGTTTACCAGTCCCATTCGATTTCGTTTCACCATCATTTGCGGTATGAGTTTCAAATTCACCATTTTCAGTTGTTTTAAGAGCTGTAGTACCTTTCTTATTACCAGTTGTATCAATGTTATCTTTACGAGTACCATCAATATTTTTATCTTTCGAACGATCCATTTTTGTGTTTAATAGTGGATCAAACTCAATCAATTCACTTTTAAATCTTTGATTATAATAAGGCATTCTTTCATTCATCCAATTTTCTAAATGAAACTTAAACAATTCAATGGTCTCAAATCCAACTTCTCTCATATAGAATCTTCTGATCCATTTTCTTTCAAAATCTTTTCTCTTACTTTCATCAAAGAAAGGATAATCGAAATCAAATAAATGTGGTTGTCCAACTTCTATTCTTTTCTTAATAGGAGGTTGAGGTCTTTCATATTGAGTAAAGTGATCTATATATCTTCTTAATTCAATACTATAAAGAGCCATCTACTTCGCCACCTTGTTCATCATCAATTTCAAAACCTTCATTATCCATATACATCTGAAGAATATCAGTTCTCATTTTAACATCTAAATCTTCTAATTCACCTGGGTATAAAATTTTAGCTCTTTCAACAAAATCTTTTCTATTTTTAAGCATGATATTTTCAGATGCTCTATCTCTTTCGTTTCCTGAAGTTGCTTCTGCACTTGTTAATCTTTCTTTCTTATCAATAGGAACATTCTGAATCCCCAACATTGTATAAAATTCAGACCAGTAAGCATTCTTTTGATCATTAATCTTATCAACAACATAAGGGGCATCCGTTTTATGAACACTAATTGTTTTCGGGTCAAAGTGCTTATTTGCAACAATAACAGGTGCATTACCTTCATATTGATTATAAATCTGCATTAACGAAAACTTATTAGAATCTTCCGCAGTAACAAGTACAGGTGTTTTCTGCGCATTCAAGTTTATATCAATAATCTCAGACGCATTCGCTAACTTTTTCGCAAACATAATCACACTATCCATAGTTGGAATATGCAAATCATTATTCCAGATCACAAGACCATGTCTATTTTGTTTAATTAAATCTGGATCATCACCATAGTTAAATATATCATAAGCAATCTTTTCATCTTCTGGGTTTGTAGAAACAGTATTAAAAATTGTTGGTTGCCAATAACGATTTAATTTAACCCCTGCTGTGCCATCTGTCGCAACAAAGCTATCGTTATTATCTTTATAAAATCCAACATATCCGCGAGTGTGTAACATCATTTCTAAGAAACGAGGATCAACAGATTCTGGCAAGTTTTCCCACTCAAATAATTGAAAGGTTAATTGACTTAATTGTTTTGCATAATGCCAATAGTAGAAATTACCGACCTTTTCTTGTATTTGGTTTGGATTCATATATAATTGTAAATTATTAAACATATCTATATCACCTCATTACTTAAACTATAATTTCCTACATCATTTGTGTGCCACAATGTGATACCCCCATCAAAGATAGCTTTCAGTTCGTTTAAATCTTCTGTGTTAAAATTACCGATAATATTAACATCTTTTGTTTGAACATAATTCCAACTTTGTCTAGTGTGAAGATTTGGCACTTTTACTTCATTCTTTTTATAACCATATAATTTAAAGAAATCTTCTAGTTTCTTTTGATATTCTGGTTTGATCTGTTTTTTAATCAAGAATACACCGTTATAACCGTTACCAATATCATAACTTGTGTTCGTTCCCATTTTATTAATAGTTGGTGGAACATTCATAATATCATCAATTTTAGCTTCTATAGCTTGCAATTGTAGAACACTATTTCCTGCTCCTTTAACAGCTCCAATACCAGAAGAAGCCGCTCCTGCATAACTTCCAGTTGCTAGGGATGTTCCTGCTCCTAATAAACTTTGAGCAACGTTTGCTGTCCCATTCAAAGTAATTTGATCTACTTGGTTATGAAGTTGATTTTTATTTCCTTGAATATAAGCTGAAATTAATTCAGTTATAATTGATACGTCATTTGGATTAATATTTTGTAATCCCCATTCATCTAACATAAATTGATGCATAGGATTGTTAATATCCATGTTATATCCAGCAATACTATAAGAAATTTTATTGCTTGTTCCAAGTGATCCTTTAGCTGTTAGTGTAATATCAGGTCTAGAAATGTATTCATTTTTAAAGTCTCTACGATTACCTTGCATATCATCTAAAGTTAAGACAGTGTACGGATACATCAATAACTTACTTTCTTTTACACTTCTATATCCATCATATTTAGCTCCAATAAAAGTGTTTTTTGCGGAAAACTGTTTACAGTCGCTTACATACACCATTTTAGCCCCATCAGATTCAGCATATTCTACTACCTGACCATCACTACTAAAATTGATTCCATATCCAGCTTCATTTTCTGCTGTTGTGTATTTCAAACCTGTTTGTTCTGTTATAAACATGGTAACAATGTTATTTGTCATTTTATCATCTTTATAAAGAGACGCAAGTGTATCTATTAATGTTGACATTCGATGTGATTCACCTTGTATGGTGGCATTCACAACAACATCTTTATCAACAAACGGAACAACATAATAGCTAAAAGGTTGACCAACACCAACAAGACTAGGTAAAACCTTATCTTTATTTGTTCCATGAACCGCCTTTTTACAAGCAATAACAAGAAAACGAATACCACTATTAGGAATATGATGATGAACATTTACTGTTTCATATTCAGTTCCATAATTTAACCCCTCATCAATTGTATTAATAACAGGTGTTCCATCAGGATTCCATAATGGACAATGTTCTCGTACAACAAATGATGATAGCATTGTCATTTCAAAACGCCATGTTTGCAAAACATCAATTTCGAAATATACTTCAGTCATCGAACTTGTTTTTCTTTTTAATTGTGTTACAAAAGCATAGAACCATTTGTTATTATATTGAGCATTTTGGAACATTATATAGTTTACATCGCGTAAAGCGTCAATTCCTGCATCTGCTCCAATATAGTTTTTACCGTTATTCTCAACAAATTTCACTTCATCCATAGCGTGAACGGTTGGTCTACTACTAAAATAACTAAATTGTTCACCTATATCATCAAACCATCTTGTGTGCTTGTGGTCATTAGAAAAAGGAACGCCTTTTTTAAAAAAGACGTTACTTCCACTTAATGGTACAACTGCCATTTTAGACGTTCCTCCTTTATTTTACTTCATATACTTCAAAATCTGACCACAATTCCTCATTATCAAACTCGTGAGGAGATTGAGCCACTTTAATAATATCTCCTAAGGAAACATTTATTAATGTATTTAAACTTCTATAAGACCCATCACCTTCAATTTGGAAGACATCACTTGTTCCTCCTCCACTTACTTGTTCATGTTTTAAATGAATCCAGTAATCAGGAATTCCTGTTCCTGTAACATGAATATTTTCACCTACAGAAACAGGATTAATTGTTGGTTTGGGTGGCTTAGGGAGCTGTCACTGTTACTTTAGCTGTATCAGTTACTTCTACTCCACCAACTTTAGCTGAGAATGTAACAGTTAATTTGTCAGCTCCTGCTTCTTCAGTTGCATCAACATCTAATTTTCCAGTTACTACATCAATTTTAGTTCCTGCTTTTGTTCCTCCACTTACAGCGTAAGCTTTATCAGTTACTTCGCCTTCACCTTCAGTAGAACCAGAGAATGTTGTAGACTCCCCTGCTTTTACACTAGCTGTTTTTGGTGAAATAGTTGCTTTTGGTGTAGGAGGTACTGGAGCATCTGCTGTAGAGAATACAACAGCGTTTTCTAATGTTGAACAAGAAAGTGTTTGCCATACATGGTAGAAATAATTCCAATATAAACCTTTTGGATTGTAAACATTTGTCATTTCAATATTGTTGTCATAACACATGAACCAATCTTCATCAACTAGAACTGCTTGAATTGCTGGATCAGCAAACTCATCAATTACAGTAACTTTAGATAAGAAATCAGTTTTGTTCATATTGAAAGCAACTGCTAATACATCAACATCAATTTCAGCTTCTGTTTCTGCTGTAATAAATAGGTGTAATCCTTCCATTTCAGAACGAGTATGTACCCCAGTATGGTTGTATTTACGCGAGCCCATTCCAAGCGTTAATTTACGAACATAAGCACGCATTTTCTTAACAAAAGCACGAGCTGTATCTTGAGATGTAGGCGCTTCTACTTTTACATGGTGGAAATATCCTTTTTCATAATACTGATCAATCAGTTTACGCATCCATAAGTACTCGTCCACTTCAGCAGAATTATAAAGAGCTTCAAAAATACCAGTAATAAAGTTATCTAAGTTCTGATATGAAACGAATGCCGCTTTTAATTCAGCTTGTGAAACTGTTTGTTCATAGAACTGTTCACGGTTACGTTGATGGAAGAATGCTTTTGTATCAGGAAGTTCACGTTTGTATAAAGTAGATTCAGCATCAGTTGGATCAAACTTCTTCGCTTTCGTGATATCTGTATAAATTTCTTCAATTGTGTAACCTAAAGGCATTGTACCTTTTTTAAATTTACCTAGTGGGTTATTCATTGATTTATGTTTGATAACAACTAAACCAATACGATCCACTAATTGATTTAAGAAACTATTACGGTGTTCTGGATTAGAGTTAATACCAATACCAACTTCACCAATATTGCGATCATTCGCTTCTGGAACAGCTAACGCATATGCTCCACCTAATTCTCTACGAATCATGTTTAATGTGTCTGCTGTTGTTTCAGCGCCAAGTAAACTGTTAACATCATTCATGTTAATTTTAGCCATTTGTTTTCCTCTTTTCTTCTATTAAATTGTATGTGTAATCACCTAGAGGTGTTATTACCTAAAGACCTTTTAAAGCATCACTCAATGTTCGTTCTTTCTTCTCCTGAGCTTTTTTCTGTTCTTGTTTTTCAACCATATCAAGTGACTGAGTAGCAATACGGTTTGCATAATGAGAATTTGTTTTTTGAAGTTCTAGATTTTTCTTTTCAATAGCACTCATATCTTTTTGCATCTTTTCTTGTTTTGCAATAATGTTGCTAAAACCTTCATTTAATTCCAACATGATTTCTGATTTACGACTATCAGCAGTTTCAGGAGCTTCAAACTCACCCATTAAAGTTCCAAGTGTTTCTCTATCCATTTTTATCCCTTCCTTTTAATAGATTTTAAGGTTTTATTTTCCCCTTGATTAATATATTAAACTATGAATCAAAAAATAGCAACATTTATTTATTGACGAAATAACATATTTTATGATATATTTAAAGTTTATTTATTTTTCTTCTATTTATATGGTTTTTCTTTTGATCTTTTATTTTTAATTTCTTTTTTTTTTTTTTTTTTTTTTTTTTTTTTTTTTTTTTTTTTTTTTTTTTTTTTTTTTTTTTTTTTTTTTTTTTTTTTTTTTTTTTTTTTTTTTTTTTTTTTTTTTTTTTTTTTTTTTTTTTTTTTTTTTTTTTTTTTTTCTCTTTTCCTGTCTACACTCAACATTATCTAACTTTCGTAAGATACTGTAATCGTCTAGTACTTAATTTCTAACTCACTTCGTTTCGAAGAACTTCAGCATATATAATAGAAGAAACTCGTTTTTGTTTTTGTTTTTGATCTTTTTATTTCATTCTTTTTATTGTTTTTAATTTCTTTTAAAAATCTTTCATAAAATCCCTTGCATTTATCATTTTAAAATGTTATATTTAATTCATGGAAAAGTTATCAATTAAAAATTAAAATAAAAATTAAATGAAAGAAGGAATTTAAAATGGCTAAATTTATTACTCGTACTATTGCATCAACAACTATCGTAATTGGAGAATTAAAATTAGGATCAACTGAAGTAGAAGTAAAAGGTAAACTAGTTGAAGAAGGTAAACTTGACCTTGAAAAAGCTACAAAAGTGGTTCAAAAAGCATTCAAAGGTGAAAATGTGATTGTTCTTGATCTTGTTCAAGACGAAGCACAATACAAAATTTCTGTAGAAGACTTCATTGCAAACGCTGAAAAAATTGAAGTTTCTGAAGAAGTAGAAGAAACAGAAGAAATTGAACAACCTGTAGCATAATTCATTTAAATAGAAGGAACTTGATTTTTATGTCTTGTTCCTTTTATTTTATACATAATTGACGATTTAACATGTGGAGGTCTTAAAATGAAATCATATTCTATCTTTATTGAACAACATTATAATAGAAGAATCCCGTTTTGGTTTTATCTTTTAATAGGTATTTTGATTTTGATTTTAAAATAGGAGGTCTTAACATGTTCAATCGTTTACTAAAAGAACATCATGATTTTTCTCTTATTTTATTAGGTGTGATTATTGGTTTATTGTTCTCATCTTTTATATTTTGGTTTCAAGGTCTTTAAGGTCTTTAAGGTCTTTAAGATCTTCGGGGAAAAGAAAAAAGCTCTCTTGGATAAGCCGGAACGGCGTATCCTCGGAGAGCTAAAAGACAAGGCGAAATACGGAAGACCAGAAAGCTCGAAAGAGCTGAAGGATGGAGGTTGAGCTGAAGTCCCAAGAGAGTTGCTTTTAAAGAAAGGGGAGAGTGGGATGAAAACTGATTATAATGTTAATAAAAATGAAGACGCTAGGGAAAGACCTAAAATCAAATAAAAGTTTTCGTTGAAAAAGATCAAGTTCAAGATCAAAAGAAATGAACAAAAATACACAAATTAGTTTGACACATCGGAAAGACGATGATAGAATTACGTTATGAATTATAAAAAGCTCCTGCAAGCGCATTTGTAGGATTATTGATTCTACTGAACATAGATCAATAATAAAAATAACTTATAGGAAAGAGGTGAAAGCCTCTTCTCTAGATGAAAGAAAGTGATTCGAGGAAGTAAAGATATTTTTAGAATATCCTTGAAGGGTTACTTTCTCAAATGAATCATACATAATTTAACTAAGCAGTAGCGACAGCTACAAAATGTTTTACATCGTTATTAACAGGGTCAAGGAAAAGACTTTAAAACCTTCATGTAAGACATGCAAAGCCACACACTTTATATGTCTTGATTTCTGACAGTTGGAAAGACAACAAAATTATTTCTCTAACATTCGCCAGATTGAAGAGAAAAGAAATAAAAAATTATAGCTTGCAAGAGTGAGAACTTCATGTTATAATAATATCAAGGGTTAAGCGAAAGACATTTCGCTCTTGATTACAGCATCTTAAAGGAATAGAGAACAGATCAGTTTTAATCAAATTCCGTTCATGTTATCTTACCTCATTAAAAGATAAATCAATCTAAACTATCCGAAATATGTATACTGTTACTTGAAACATTAGGATGCTGTAATGAGGAAAACCTCAAATAATAAAACAATGAAAAGAGGAAATTACAATGAATAAAACAATTTTAATCGGAAGAACTACTAAGGATGCTGAGTTACGTTATACACCAAATGGTAAAGCAGTTGCAACTGTTGATCTAGCTGTTAATCGTGACTATGTTTCTGAAGGTCAAGAACGTGAAGCTGACTTTATCCGATTAGTTATTTGGGGTAAACGTGCAGAAACATTTGCTAACTTTGTGCGTAAAGGTCATCAAGTTGGTGTTGAAGGATCATTACGCACACGCAACTATGAAGGGCAAGACGGTAAAAAAGTTTATGTAACTGAAGTGTTAGTTGACAGCTTTACTTTCTTAGAAAAGAAATCAGCGTAATTAAATAGAGGGATTGGCTACAAGCTGATCCTTTTATTTTTAAACTATAATGACGACATGTCAAGGGGAAATGAATAAAGAAAAACAATTAAAAGAAACAGTTGAAAAATGGTTTGCAAGTGTTGATGTTGAAGATATGAAATTAAATATTGAGTGGTAGGAGGTAGAAAATATGTGTTGTGAACCTATAAAGAAAAAAAGATTGTAAAACGTTTGATGATCATGTTAGAAGATTGGTTGATATATTCTTTGATTGTGGTGTATTACAAGTTTTAGAGATAGAAACGGAAAAGATAGCAAAAGAAAATAATTATGATCCAGGTGAATTAGCTAAACATGTTATGTGGATGATTGAAGATTTAAATTAGGGGGTAGAGGGATGAATTATACAGGAAAGAAAAAGAAGATATATAAATTCATTAAAAATGGTGAAATAATAGCAAAAGGAACGATAGATGAAATGAGTGAAGAGTTAGGGATAACAAAACACTCTATTTGGAATAAAGTAAGTAGATCGGTTAACGGAAGATTAAAAAGAGTTACATATGAAATGGTTGAAGTTAGTAATTCTGTTAATGAATATGTTTTAATAATCAACGATAAATTTATTGGAAAAGGATCATTAAAACATTTAAGTGAAATATCTCATTTTAGTCAAGAATATTTAACTAAGATATCAAATGGTAATTATGTTCCAAAAAGAAATAGGATAGAAATATTTAAGAAGGTTGGTTAACACCAATCTTTTTATATTTAATTATTGACGAAATGTCAAAAAGATGTTATGATATTAGTAACTTAAAGAAAAGGAATTGATAATAATGGGTGTAGCAATTGATATGACAGGAAAAAAATATAATAGATTAACTTGTATTGAAAAACTTGAACAAAGACAAAAAGGTCATATTATGTGGAGGTTTAAATGTGATTGTGGTAAAGTTATAACAGCTAGAGGAGGTGATGTTAGACAAGGTAAAACGGTTAGTTGCGGTTGTCGCACAATTGAGATAGGAAAAAATAATAGAGGTAAATCAAATGAAGAAAGGAGAAAGAAATCTTTAAGTAAATAATATATTTGAAAGATTATTCAAAGGGGGATTAGATAATGGCAAAACGTCGAACTAAAAAACAACCTAAGTTCACAATCAGAGAAATAGATGTGAATGAATTTAACAGACTTCAAAACAACGCTAAAGCAATGATACGTTCTAGAAAGAAAAAATACGGTGTGGACATTTCGGGGGAAATTGATTTAAAAACAAGTATTAATGATTTCAAAACACGTAAAGGTTTTAACGCTTGGAAAGAAGCAATGAGTAAATTGCGTTATAGAGCTGATTTACAAATTAAAAAAGTTGGAGACACAATTGCAAGTCAAAAACAAATAAACCAATCGCAACGTGAAGTGAATGTGATGAAACGTAAACTTCAAAAAGTAGATGGTGAATATCAGAATAAATATAAAGTTAAATTTAATGAAAAACAATTATTTGAATTGACATTACAAACAAATGTAGCTAGGGATATGGAGATAAGTAGACAAAAACAATTAGAATCAATTCCGAGGTTTAATAAGAAAGGTCAATTAATTAAAGACTTACGTAAAGATAAAACTGGTGGAACTGTAATTGTGAGGGATAAATTTGATCCAACAATATTAGATAATAATCAAAGAGTTAAAATAAGAGAATATAATTTGAAACAAGTAAGTGATCCTGAACGTTATAGTCGTAGGGAACAACAATTGAAAATGAACTTTGAAAGAACAATACGAGAACAATTGGATGAAGATGGTCAAAAGATTTTAGATTATGTTTCTACAATGAGTGATGCGGAATTTAATAACTTCTATTTTATGTTTATGGATAGTAGTTTGAACTTTGAATATATTTATAAAAACAATCATGACTTTGACGATAATCAGACAGCAGGAGAAGCAAACGACAATATCGCTAATGCTATTTTAACTGATATTCAACGTTATGATAAAAATAGAGAAAAGTATAAAATGCTTATGAAATATTAGGGGGATGTATTGGTAATGGTAAAGAAGAAAAGAAAAAAAGTCACTATTAAAACTTATGCTTGTGACTTTGAAACGAATACGGAAAATTGGTTGCATGATAAGAACCCTAAAGAGAATCAAAGAGTAAAGGAAGAAAATCCTGATTTATGGAAAGGTCGGGAAGCGTGGAGACAACACACTGGAGGAGATCAAGCTTTTGTGTGGTGCTGGGGTGGAACTGAGATAAGAGAAGATATGAGTTTTAAAGGGGAATTGGACAATTTCTTATTTGGAAATTCTATGAAAGATTTTATGGAATGGTTATTAGACGGAAGTAAAAATGTTTGGTTTCACAATTTAAAATTCGATGGTAGCTATATAACAGTTCAACTTTTAAGAATGGGGTATAAATTTACATTTGAAAGAAATCCTGCTGTTGGCGAATTTACGGGTTTGATTGATGGTAAAAAGATGTGGTTTGATATTACCATTTGTAAAGAAGGTCCTAGAGGTGGTAGACAGTTTATAAACATTAAGGATTCTTTAAAGAAAGTTCCTATGGGATTAAGAGCATGTGCAATGGCTTTTGGTTTAGATGTATTTAAAGATGATTTAGATTATGATGAAATACGTTTACCTTATCAACCAATCACACCTGCTGATTATAAATATCTAAAGAAAGATGTTGAGATCACAGCAAAGATTATTCATTATCAAGTATTCCAAAGCGGATTAAATAAAACAACAATTGGATCAGATGCCTTGAATGAATTCAAATCAACTATTGGAGGTAATAAAAGTTTTCAAAATATATTCCCAGTTTTAGATTATGAAACAGATAGTTTTATTCGTAAATCATATTTTGGTGGTATTACACAAGTAAAGCCAGGACATGAAGGTGAATTGGTTGGAGAGGGATCGGTATATGATATTGTATCTATGTATCCTTTTGTTCAATACTATAAGTTATTACCTTATGGAATGCCTGTTCCATATCAGGGAAATTATTATGATATGAGTGAAGAAGAAAGAGATGGTTATCCTCTATACATACAGAAAGTTAGTTTTGACTTCAAGATAAAAGATAATCATTTACCAGTTATTCAGTTAAAGAAACAAAACGTCGAATTTAATTACAATGATATGGATGATATAATGAAGTTTAATGGTAGGGAATTTCAAAAAGAATCTTATGGTGAAATTGTAACAATGTATTTAACAAATGTTCAGTGGGAACAAATACAAAGACATTATGATATGGATATTGTTATTTATCATGAAGGATTTATGTTTGAAGGTAAGGAAGGTATATTTAAAGATCATATTGATAAGTGGTTAAAAGTAAAGAAAGATGCTAATAAAGCCAAAAACTTTGCTTTAAAAAATCTGTCTAAACTCATGTTAAATTCTCCTTATGGTAAATTTGGAACAAATGTTCTAAAACAAAATGTTGAACCATTCTTACAAGATGAGTCAGGAAGTTTAGGTTTTAAATTGCAAAATGATGATGAAATTAGACACATGTCACCTGAAGAATATAAACAATATGAAATAGATAATGCATCCGATCCTGTTTATACAGCTTATGCAAGCTTTGTTACAGCTTATGCAAGGGTTGAGTTAGTGAATGCTGTAATGACTTGTTATGATCGTTTTAGATATTGCGATACCGATTCGATTCACATTGTCGGAACTGAAGTACCTGAAGGATTGAAAGATAAGATTGGTGAGGATTTAGGAATGTGGGAACCAGAATCAGAATTTAAATATGCTAAATTCCATAGAGCTAAAACATATTGCGAAATGATTTTTGGTAAGAAGGTTAAAAAGAAGGATAGATGGGGTGATATGGTAACGGTTGTTGAACATATTAGTAAAGAAGAATATTATAGCTTACCCGAAGAAGAAAGAGCGTTAGATAAAAACTTGAAATGTGCAGGAATGCAAAAAGCAATTGCTGATACTGTTGATTTTGAGGAGTTTGAGATTGGATTAAAAATTGACCCTTATAATCCAGTAAAAGAAAAGTGGAGAAATGTTGGAAAGTTAATGCCTTCTCAAGTTCCTGGTGGAACATTGCTTAGATTGAGAAAGTTTAGTTTGAATTAAGAGAGAAAAATATGATAAACCCCTTAGAAAAATTTAAAAGAAAAGAAATGATAGAAGTTGTTAAAGAGATGGATATTAAAACAATCGAAATGATGATTAATCTTAAAGAAATTCAAGATAAAAAGAAAGGAATGAAGAAATGATTGAGAAAGATGTTTATAAGTTCAAGACTAAGATAAAAGTAGGTATTATGTATAGTATTTATACTCAATTGGGATTAATCAACGATGTTGATTTTTCCCTTCTTGATGATGATACTTTAGACGCTTATTTAGAAGGGGCATTAAGATCAACAACAAATATTAAAAGAGAAAACGAATGGGAACAATGGTATGTTGGTTTAATGTTTGAGAATAAAGGGTTTAGAGGTTATATTATTTGTAAAGATAAAAATAAGTTGAAAGAATATTTAGTAGATGCTATGATAGATTACAGATATCCGAAATATTCAATTGTGGAGGTATAGGAGATGTTTGATGGATTATGGTGGTTTCGCTATAAACTTTTAAAACAAAGAGCTGATAGATATGAAAGAGAAAGAGATTATTATAAAGATAAATGTGAACAGTTATATGCTGACTATTGTATAAGTGAAAATGAGTTAGATATGTGTAAAGAACAGTTAAGAGATATAGAAAGGAAGTTTAGATGATGCAAGATATATGGAATTTCTTTTCAATATTTTATATCATGTTTCATATTTACTGGGTTATAGATAAACCTAATAGAGATAAAATGGATGAAATAAATAAAATTATTAAGGAGATTAGAAAATAATGTGGGTTGTGATACATAGAGAGAAAATGAGTATATTTAGTGGATATAAATCATTGGATTTAGCTGAAAGAGCTTGCGAGAATTTGAATAGTGTAAAAGCTAAGAAATACTATGTTGAATTTGTGGAGGTGAGAGGGTGACGGTTTTATATTGTGTAGCTAGTTATTGTATTGGTAGTATGGTGACAGGTGTTGTGGTTTATCTAGGATATAGATTTCGAAAGGAGGTGATGTAGAATGGCTTTACAAACAATTACTTTAGATTTTACAGGGAAGATAGCAGGATCAACAACTCAAAATCCTAATATTGCATACTTTAATGATGTTGAGTTTACTCAGTTACAGTATGATCAGATATTTGGTAGTGAGTTGAGAGTTGCTACAACTGATGTTTTGAAATTTGAATTTCCTGTTCCAACTGAAGCCCAAATAAATCTTCAATCCGTTGGCATCTATTATAAATCTAAATTAGATAGTGGGGAGAATGAATTAAGATCATCTGATAAGGGTGTTTATAATGATGATACCACAATGTATAAACAAAAGTTATTAGAAATTTATGGTATTGATATTCAAGATCAAACTATTAAATTTAATATAACAACAACAGGAGATTACGGAGTCTATGAAGTTAAATGTGATGTTACTTATGATGACGCAGGATTAAATATTTATGGTGGTCAATATCAATATAGTGATAATGGTGGTGTTGTAGTTACTGTTCCTATTCAGAATAAGAAGTTGGAAGAGATTACAACCGAATTAGAAGGAAGACCTGTTAATAGTGTTACTAATGTTACGTTTGCTCAAGTTGGAACGGAATTAGTTCCTTAAAATAAAACTTGTCAAAAGAAGAAAATGATGGTATTATAAATTTAAGGGAAAGATTAAGTTCAAAGTCTTAATAAAATTAAATAGAGGGAACAGCTACTATAGTGTTCTCTTTTTATATGGAGGTAATGAGGAATGGTTGAAGTAAAAAGAAGATATTGGAATGACACTTATGATTTAGTAGTTAGAGAAGATGATTATTTAAGTGTTGTGGAGGAGAAAGAGAGAATTAAAAAAGAATTAAAAGAAATGACAAAACATAAAGATAAAACGTTTATGAAGGTTTTAGAATTAGAAACAGAATTATTTAGTATTAAAGGTGAAGAAACTTGGACATTGAAATACATATATGATGTTGATGGTGTTGTGAAAGAATACGAGCAAAATGGAATGTTAAAAGAAGATGCTGAAGAACTTATTGGTATGGATTCGGATAACTGGAATCACTGGAGTTTGACCAAAGAAGAAAGACCCGATAAAGATAAGATTATAGAAGGATTATTAATTAGATGTGAATCTAATGAGGAATTGATAAAAGAGTTGGAAGAAAAAATTGAAAATCTAGAAATAGAAAATAGACAATTATTAAATGATCGTAGATTAAAAATTGGATTATCAGATAGAAGAGCATAGGAGGAATTGAAATGGAAAATAATTATGAATTAGAGATAATTGGTTTGAAAGCCGATATTAAAGAATTAAAGGATTTTATTGAAGAGAAGACAATTAAATATAATGATATGCAGAATAAGTATGAATCATATATGATGTCTCCTAAAGAAGAGTTGGGGAGAGAGATTGATCAACTTAAAAGTGAGAATGAAGTTTTAAAAGATGAGTTAAAAAAGATGAATGTATTTGTTGAGAACTTTGAAAGTAAAAACAACCAATTGAAATTAAAAGATGATCAGATAACTGATATCAAAGATAATTTTAAAGATTATAGGGAATCTAAAGGTGATTATGAGAAGACTTATAATATTAAATATACTAAGTTTGATGGTATGTTAGAGAAAGTTGTTGATGGTGAATATAAATCTATTAAAGCAACAGAAATACCTAAATTTATTGAAAATAATAACTTTGAAAAAATTACTATTGTGAAGGTTGGTTAATAAGATGAATATTATTATGTATACTAAGAATAATTGCCCTAATTGTATGCGAGCGGAATTTATGTTTTCCGCTTGTCCTACACCTGTGAATATTGAGAAGAGAAATGTGGAAACTGAAAGTAAATTCATGGAAGAATTAAAAGAGTTAGAATCAAATACTTTGCCTACTATTGTCATTGGTAAAAATGTTTATAGAGGGTTTGAAGAAAATCTTGGTAAATTGCAGGAGGAATTGGGATTATGATGATGGAAGCTTTTAGTTTACAATTAGAAGTTGATCAAAATATTAAAGAGAAGATTTCTAAACCTTTTCACGATACTTTGAGTGAAAGAAAAATAGCTTTTCATGTTGAATTAGGTGAATTAGCTAATGAAATCGGATTCTTTAAATATTGGAAGAAATCACATATTAAGGATCATAATAGAATTAAAGATGAATGGTCTGATTGTTTAGCTTTCTTGAATAGTATAGCAATTACATATGGTTTTGAGAATGAATTAAATGATTTAGATAAAATTAAATACTTAGTTAGTTTAGATAAACCTGAATATTACTATTATAATTTACAATATAATAAGTTATATGATTATGTTGATATAGAATGTGCTTATAAAGATTTATATAAATTAGGATTAACATTAGGATATAGTTTAGAAGATTTATTTAAAGCTTATGAGTTAAAATGTAAAGAAAATATTCGTAGAGCTAAGGAGGGATATTGATGGTAACAATGTGTTGTAAATGTTGGAAGTATGAAGCTACGTCAATGAAAGATTTATTATGTAATAAATGTAGATATGAAGAAAAAGTTAAAAGAGATAATGAAAGTGATAATAGAAAAGAAGATATTATAAATAAACCTAATCATTATCATGATAATGGTGTTGATCCTATATCTATTGGTGAAAAATTGTTCACTAAAGAAGAAATGAATGGTTTCTATAAAATGAATATACTTAAATATTGGTATAGAGCTGGTAAAAAAGATAATAATAGTAAAGAACAAGATTTTAAAAAATATGAATTTTACAGAAATAAATTAGAGGGGAATAAATAATGGAATTTAGTATAGAAGAAAATAAGAAAAGACAAGTAAATGTTGATGTTAAATACATAGATAAAAAGAATGTTAAATTACATTTAAATATTTATAAAATGGGTAAACTTAAAGATGTAAAAGAATTAACTTTTTCTAATAAAGAAATGTGTATGATACATGTTGAGAATCTAATAAAGACTACTGACTATAATTTAGATGGATTTGCTAATGATTTTTATCAAGGAAAAGAAAGGTTCTTTATTACATTAAGAAAATAATACTTGACAAATATGGAAGACTATGTTATACTTGAAAGAGTAAGACATTAGGACTTCCATATTATATTTTGATCGGGTTTTCCACGGTGAAACGTGCCGACAAATGGTGGGTACTGAATATGCCTTGTAATACAGTCCGTGATGATTTTACTAGAAAGCCTTGTGAAAGTAGCCTAACGGTGAAATTAGTAGCAAGGTTTTCATCTTAAATAATTAAGTAAAAGTGATCAAATTAAGATCACATTTTTTATGAATATTTACTTGACAAAATTAATAAAGTATAGTAATAACATTTTTGTTAAATTAAATCAAGTAATTTCTTCAAAATTTAAATAATAAAAAATAAAAGATTTCTTGACATGGGTAACGTTTTATGGGTGAAAAATCCAAGAAAAGTGTACCCCTTTACATTT